AACCCTGATCCTTTAGAATACTAACGCCCTTGTCTCGAAAGTAGGACGCTAAGTACCCAAGGTCAGGGTCATTCGCCATGTGCGTAGTCTGTTTAACTACCGATGGCTCCATTTGTTCATAGTATTTATGGGTATGCTTTAGCGTTTCTCCCACCCACTCTGGCCGCTCTTCACGGTATATAGGCGTTGAGAAATACGCATACGATTCCATTAACTATTTACAAAATCTTCGAGCGTAGTCGCCATAGCAGTTATATCGGTAGCCCCAATAACAGACCCCGCCGCCGCTGTGCGATGGTTTTCCATAACAATTTCTTTTGCCATCCGCAATACTTCTAGTTTAGCGCGTTTGGAATCCGACGCATTCTGGTTAGCCATTCGGTTATTGTCTATAGTTGCGTGGTAATCAACTTGGTTTTGCAACTCTTCTGGTAGTGCCATGTTAGTAGCCTCCTAGGCTTTCTTAAATTAAGTAGTTAAATCTTTAGCCGGTATTGTTACATACCACGTTGTCCCACCGTCGGGGGAAAAGAAAAACCAAATGTCTACGTCATTAGCGCCCGTGCTTCTACTAATTGATCCGCCCGGATATTTAAATGTCCCGCCCGCTAAAACGACTGTCCTAGAGGCCGTGGCGTCGTTCGTAAGCACTAGTGTAAACGATGTTGCCCTGTTTGAGTCCGGGTTAGGCGTAGCCAATGTAAACGTGCAGTTACCAGTTAAAGTCGCAGTATACACCGTCCCTGCATTGCAATTAATGGTTTGAGCCGTACCTGTATTGCCTATGACGACTACTTTGTCAGAAAATGTGCCTGCAAAATACTGACTAGAATCAAACGATATAACTTCTGCCGATGTCCCGTCCTGCTTCAAGAAGCTATCCAGATTAGCATCGAGGTCGCTGATCTGAGCGACTGTGACGCTAGTGGCTGTAGGAGCCACGTTCTGCCAGGCTGCACCGTCATATACCTTCATGGTATCGCTGGTGGTATTAAAGTAAGTCGCTCCTGTTTGCAGGGCTGCGCCTTGATTGTCCAGGGTCGGATCGGACGCCTTCTCGCCAAGGTAAATAGCATCAAACTCGTCGAACTTGTCACTAGCTGCTGTGGCTGATCCTGCCGCTGCTGTAGCCGAATTGGCTGCATCTGTAGCTGAGCTTGCTGCCGCTGTAGCACTTCCTGCTGCTGCTGTTGCTGATCCAGCAGATGCTGTTGCACTTGTTGCACTTTCGGATGCTGAGGTCGCACTTGCCGTGGCTGAGTTAGAACTGTTAGTAGCACTGGTAGCCGCTGCTGTAGCCGAGTTAGCCGCATTGGTTTCTGAAGTAGCTGCATTAGATGCAGATGTTGCTGCCGCACTCTCAGAAGCTGCTGCCGCCGTTTCCGAAGCCGCTGCTGCTGTTGCGCTGTTTGCGCTGGCTGTGGCGCTTGTGGCGCTTGCCGTGGCGCTGTTGGCTGCATTAGTCTCAGAGGTTGCTGCCGCTGTTGCAGATGACGCACTCGCCGTAGCCGAATTGGCAGAATCCGTGGCAGAACTGGCACTCGCCGTGGCTGAGTTGGCTGAGTCAGTTGCACTTGAAGCACTTGCAGTTGCACTTCCTGCGGATGCTGTTGCACTATTCGCTGAATCAGTTGCACTATTCGCGCTGTCAGTTGCACTTGAGGCTGAAGCAGTTGCACTTGCCGCTGCTGCTACTGCACTTGCCGCTGCCGCCGCTGAAGTACCTACCCAGTAAGTAGGTGACGTTGCAGGGTCATTACCAATGTTAGCTGCTTGCAGTGAGGTATAGAGAATGCCATCAGTACCGACTACGTTCTGGTCCTCTGCGTAGGTCGCAGTTGCTACCCAGGCGAAGTTAAGAGGGACCCAGAAGTTTGTAGCAGTGTCTGGCTGGTTATTCGTATTGCTTGCCTGGAGAGATTGGTATTGCTGGTTATCGTATGTAACCACCGCGCCAATGTCGTATGTGATCCCAGCACTCCATTCGACAGAGTAAAGAAGCGTCCAAAATCCAGAGCTTGTCACCGGGTCGTTGTTTTGGTTGCCGTTAATTAGTGATCGGTAAAATATTCCGTTTGAACCTAAAACCACATCAGTGGCGCTGTAAATCTTGGTGGCTACCCACTGGTCTCCAAAGTCCGTATCTGTTTCACCTACAGGATCTCGGACCGCAATCTGAACGTCGGAATTGCTAGCAAGGATGCACTTAGCAACACCGTCAAAGAAGATGTTGGGCTGGCGACCGGCAGCAGACAGTAGAACGGGATTAGTGTTCGGGATAGAGTTATTGATATCCGCAAAAGTCGTCTTAGGAGTCGTAGTGCCGGACTCGTAAAAGTAAAGCTTGCCTTCTACTAAAGGTTCGCCAGCGTTGTCTAGGTATTGGTCAAAATCGCCGAAACGTGCCATCGTAGTTTCCTATAATCTAATTTGAGGGCTCAAAGCTTTTAAGAAGATTTCTCATCGCCTCAAACTGCTTTTCTTGATTAACGCCTCGGAGCTTATTTCCTGCTGCTCGCGCCGCCGCACCGACGAATTGGCCCGTGCTTGTAGGCATTGTTGCTGCCGCCTCACCTAGAACCCCTGATAAGCTAGTATCGGCTTTAGTCCCAAATATTCTATCAAGGTCAATAGTAAAAGCGGTTTGAGTAATCACGTCGTCATCAAAGCTGCCATACCTGTTACCCAGAGAGTTTAACTCTGACACTGAATCAACAAGCCTGCCGCGAGTTTGCCTGTTGGACCCCAAGCCTCTTAGAGAGGTGCCGATAGCTGTTGCTGCGCTAGGGCTGTCAGGGTCAATGGTCCTGCCTATTGCTGTGCTAAAATCATCCATCGCCTGAATTGTCTCGGCGTAGGTAGTGTTGAGCTTGTCATACTCAGGGAACTTGTTATCCAGAATTCCGTCTAGTTCGCGGCGAAGATTCTTAATCACATTGATAGTTCTTCCGGTCAATCCCTCTGTCGCTTTGCCGTAGCTAACTTGCTCGTCAATAAAGCGCTTAAGGTTGTGAACGTCATAAGCAGTAACTTGCCTAGGGGCTCTCATACGCTTAACTATTTGATTAAGTATTCTTTCTGCCGGAGCAACGTCCTCGATTGCCGATAACTCAAAATCCAAAGTTAGATCGTCGTTGAACTTAACGCCCAATTTCTGCAAGGATTCCTCAAAATTTTGCACAGGCTCTGCAAAATCTACTGCGCGTCCTTTTAGATTCTTTTCAGCATAATCATCTATGCCTGCGCCAGCTTGCTCGTTTACGTCACGAATCAGTTTGTACCGATCAAGTATGGATTCGCCAGCTATGTCCGTCGTTCTATTGGTCATGCTGAATCTTTTGTCTTCGGTGGCGTCCTTCATTATCTCGAGAGATCTTAGCATATTTCTGCGATCGGCAGGGCTAGCCTCTCGGATCATAGCGACCAAGCCCTCATCGAATCCCTGCTTGATAGCAGCTTGCTGAGTTGGGTTCTTAACCGCTCTAGTCGGCACTTCCGGCTTAGGCAGAGGCCCTCTCTCGCTAACAATGGTGGGCTCTGCGCCTTCAACCTGCTCTAAGCGATAAGGGGCTGTCACATTCCGTGTAGCTGTTGATTCACCGCCCTCAATAAGCTGCCTAGCTTCTCTAGCCTTAGTGGGCTCGTAAGTTCGTGCGTAGCGACCAGCGCTTTGCTTCCCAAGGCCGCCAAGGCCAGTAGCGCCAGAAATATTGACGACTGCTTCAATGTTGCGAGCTGCTCGCGGGTTCTCTTGTGAGAACTGGTCCCATGCCTCACCGCCGGCTGCTATGGCTTCTTTTCCTGCCTGCATCAAAGGCTGATCAAAGAAAATGCCGAGCTGATTGATTACCTCGTCTTCAATAACGTCAGGGGTCATGCTAGAGACCCCTTCACCAATGAGACCTACGCCTTTACCTATTAGGTCGCCAAGACTAGCGAAGCCTTGGCCATAAGCCTGCGTTACACCTTCTGAAACAGATTGATCGCCTTTCAGAGTAGATGCGAATATTTCGTTTGCCTTCTGAGCTCGAGTAGATTCGCCGCCGAGAGCATCAAAGCCTGCCTGAGTTGCACCAAGCGCTGCTTGGGCGCCAAGACCGATAGGCTCCCGCCTCTCTGTAGCCACAGGATCTTGAGACTGCCCAGAAACGACCTCTTTTACTTTGGCATCAATTATCGCGTCATCTGTGCCCAGCGGGAAATATAACTCAGTCCCATCGGCCAGTATTACTTTAATCTCATCCATCAGATTCTGTTTCCTTGGGCATCATACCTTATTACTCTAGGACCTTCCGGAATAGGATTGGGTTCTGGTTCACCAGCTCCTGCTCCCCCGCCTTGTGTCTCGCCATCTAAACCAGTGTAGAAATTTCTGTTTTGAAATCCTTCCATGGTTGTAAGCGCTCGTTCTCCGCCTTTGCCCATATCGGCGGCATATAGCTCAGCCCTGTCTATATCGAGCTCCATTTCACGAATCATATCTTCTAGCAAAGCTATGTTAGCGGCAGTGCTTTGATCTTCATTCGCCTCGATCGATGCAAGCAAATCGCCTTCACGAGCTGTAAACGCGGCTCCAAATGTCGGCTTTAATTGCTGCAATACATTTTTTCTTAGTATATATGCAAGCCTTGCTTCGTCTTTATCTGTCAGACCCAGCGCTCTTCTTGCTTTTAAGCCGATTGCTGCAAAACCACCAGTATCTACTCTTTCAAGAATTTTAAGAGCATCTCTTAGCCTGCCAATGTTTCTAGCTTGCCTGATACCGTTTTCAAGCACTTCTTGACCAAATCCTTCCTCAGCCGTGCCTCGAGCCCTAGCTGTAGCAACGTCGCCCTCGTAAGCAATACCTTCCTTTCTAGCCTCTGTGAGAACACTTTCTTTTTGAGTCTCATCAGTTACTAGCTGTCCATTGGGCCCGTAGACTTCTGGGGCGCCGGTGCGAGTAATCTTAACTACTGTGCCGTTATTATATGTAATTGTTTTCGCTGCGCCCATCTGGCCAGACGCGCCGCCGTAGCGCATAAACTCTTGATAGGCTTTACTTCCTGGTTGAAGCCCTGCTGCCTGAGCTTGTAGCTGCAAAGAGCGAAAAGATGAAGGAGCATCCCTGCTTCCAGAGATCTGGTTGTAAGCCTTACCAACGGTAACGGCGTTATTCATCTCAGTCTTAAGACGATCCTTAGCCTCCATATCGCCAGCCGCTGCCGCTTGCGCGAGCTGCAAATAGCGTTTCGTATGACTGGTATCCACGTTGGGAATCTGGCTGAGTATCTGAAAGCGGTCCTGCATTAATCCAAGAACACCGCCAACGTCACCTTGATCCAAAAGATTACTAGCCGCAGATGCGTCCGCAAATAAAGTCTGCTTGCGCTTCTCTGCCGCCTGCTCATCTTCTAAGCCGCGCTTGCGAGCGAGCTCGTCTTCTTGCATCATCTGTTGACGGAACTGCGGGGCTTGTCCGCCTACCGCTGCTCCTAATCCCATCAGGGCCCTTCCAACATCTACCGCCATGGTAAACCTCTAAGTAACTATTCCATTAGCAGGCATTCCTGCAGTGGTGGGCGCAGGCATAATGCCGTGCGGTTTCATGAACTGGCCAAACGCGTAGGTTTGCGCCGGAGTAAATTTTTGATTTGGATTTGTAGGAGTAAACGTATTTTGCTGAGTTGGCTGGTTAAATAGATTATAACCTGCGCCGGCAGCATACAATGCGTTTTGCACTCCGCCTTGATAATCAGGCACGTTGATCTGAGCCTGCGGGACTCCGGCAATACTGCCACCAATACCGCTTTGAATGTTAGACATATCCGCGCCGTAGCCTTGCTGGGCCCTAGCCTCGTTTAGTGCCGCATTACTGTACTGGTCCATCAACAAGTTGCGCTGACCGCCAAGCATATTTGCCAGGTTGCTACCTTGGCTAGAGTAGATATCTGCAAGGTTTGCCGCTGCGCTGCCATACTGGTTGGCTAATTGCTGCCCTGCCACTGTTCTACCGGTAGCAAGATTAATTCCCAGATTCCCAATCTGCTGGGCTGCTGGTAATCCGTAGGTTGTTAATTGATTGCTTAGCTGGTTACCGAGAGCTTGCTGGCCCTGTAGCTGCTGAGACCCAAGACCCGTTTGGATGTTGGCCATCGTGCCCGCAGCGTTCTGGCCCATTGTAGACAATCCGCTGAGGTTGGATATTTGATTTTGCAAGCCTTGTGATGCAAGGCCCTGCCCAAAGCGCTGTAGCTCTTTCTGAATATTACCGCCACCGAGCCCGCCTGTAGCGCCTGCACCGGCCAGGTTAGCCCTCATGCCCTGCTCGCGCAAAAACGCCATCTGCGGTGACTCTTGGTAAGCCTGGTCAAATGCTTCTTGTCCTAGAGCTCCTGACAATGCCATCTGCTGCTGTAAGGCTGTCTCGCCTGCTTGCTGATAAGGCTGGATAAATCCGCTGGCATCCGCAGCTCTCGCTCCTGCCTGCTCAAGCCCTAAGTTGTATTGGTTTGAAAGCTCTTGCCTGCTGGCTCGGGCGAGCATATCCAGCATATCAATCGCGCCGGTTGCCCCACCCTTTAGAGCCATTTCAGAGCCACGCAGGCCCGTAGGTATCGCGCTGCCAGTTTGATATTGAGTGGTAGCTACTGGAGCCAGGTTGTAGCTTCTACCAGCCAGGGCATCAAGATCGTTTACACCGCTTGGGGTAGCTGCCGGCGGAGGCGTCGGAAGAGGCGTCGGGAGAGGCGTCGGGGTAGGCGTCGGGTCAGGCGTCGGGTCAGGCGTCGGAATAGCTGCCGGCGGAGGCGCTGAAGATGCAGATATAGGTAGTCCTGCTTGAGCCTCTGCTATCTGCGCAGGATTAAAACCTAACTCTTGCGTGAGGTTGCGCTCTACGATTTCTGGAGGCGCATTAAAATACTCGGAAATATCTCCAGTGCTTGCCACGCCCTTTCTAATTAAATCTTGAACTGTTTCTACTTGAGGCGCAGTCAAAGTCCCTTTGGTGTAAACATCAGGAGAAATATCTGTCAGGCTTTGAATAATTAATTTTTTAGGAACGTCAAAATATTCGGAAACATCATTAACATCAATGTCTCCGGCGTTTAATAGATCCTTAACTCGATCTACTGTCTCTACCGAATAATTTTTGCTTTTAGGCAGGCCTTTCAGGTTTGCAATGCTCATGGCAGCTCACCTCCAATCAAGTCTAGCATCTGTTCTATTTGGATACTGGTAAAAGTATTCTGTGCTGCTGCCTCCGGGGTGTTTGCTGCCGCCGGGGTGGCTACTCCTGCCCCCGGGGTAGATGCTTCGCCTGGCTTTAATGGCCTGCCTTCTGCTTGACCGTAATTATCCCAATGCCACTTAGCGTATCCTTCCGCAGTTGTAAACTGAGGGTCGCCACCTTCAAGAAGCTGTGCTTTATTTGCGTTGTAATCAGCGAGAACGTCTGGGTTGGCTCTCAGATACCCTTGAGCCGTGTTGGCATCCCAGTCCATTACACCAGAGTTTGAGTATTCGATTTGCTCAAACCCTTTAAAATCTAAAGGCTGAGGATCGGTTAGCCCTGTTAGCTGCGAGTAGTCCATGGGGACGCTCTGAGCTTGCAAGTTGCCGTAATTAATAGGATCACCAAGGATTGCGTTGCGCTGCCCCATGAGGCCCGCTAGAAGCGCCTGCTGCGCCATGTAGTCGCCAGTCTGAGTGGCATCTACCATAGGTCGGAAAGTCTGGCCGGCAAGAGCAAGGTTTTGATTCATGCCTTGCTGGCGGATGTCTTGAGCCGCTTGATAGGCAGGGAGCATAGACTCCGTGGCGCGCTGGCCGTACTGCTTGATCATGGCAATTTCATTAGCTCGATTCTCCGCAGATTGATCGGCCAATTTCTCATTTGCTTTGTTCTGCAAATAAGAACCACCTAAGCTTGCGGCTCCGCCTATTAATGCGCCAGTTATTGACATTTTGATTCCTGCCTACTTAATTTATTGAATTTTACCACATTTTGCTGGTTAGACCGCTATCCAACCTTGTGTTACGTCGCCACCAATTGACGGAAGCATTTTCCTATATTCTATTGATCCGCTACTGCCGGTAGAGTTTATGTAAAGACTGTACTGCCTGGCCTCTATAACTCCCTCTGGCGAGCCAGCACCCACAATAGGGATGCTTAGGCTTGCGTCCTGGGTGAACTGTCTAAACGGCTGAGCCATTGTGCCATCAGGTTGAACGATAGGCTGCGCCTGATTAAGCCTAGGGCCGGTCACTTATCACCACCAATAATGTTTGCAGTAAGTTGTATGATAACCGGCTTAACCGCATCAGTTAAAGTAAATCGGAATATCTCAAACCTGGACGCCCTGCCGTTCCTGCGCCATATAGCACGACGGGCATACTCGCCGATTTTGCCTATGCTACGCGCTATTGGTCCGCTCCAGGTTTTGCCGTCGCTGCTCCTCTCCAGTGTTATCTGAGGGTCCACAACCGCAGCATTACCTACTCCAGATTCTACCGTGAGCTCTAAGCTCGGGAAAAATACCGACTGCATATTGTTTTGAAAAGGCTGAGTGGCCACCCTGCGAACAATGGTATTGCCGTATTCGGTGTAAACGTTTTGGTCAAACTGGCCGATACGGCCGTCAATGATGTCGCCGCAGAGAATATTATTGTACGCCTTAACGATCGAGGACACCCTAAAAGCTCCTAGGGAGCCATCTAAGAGCGACTTCCTCTCATGCCACCTCTGAGATGTCGTATCGTATACAAGCGTTGTAGAGGGTAGTGAGAAGCCTATAAAGTATGCTCCCTTACTGGCGTATGCCCATGAATAAATGCCTGAGACCTGAGTATCTGACAGTTTTGATAAAAGAGAGTCAATTGCAGTCGTAGATACTTTGACTGTACTGTTACCGTTAAGAGCCCAGATAGCCGGCCCCTCGTTCTCTCCACCGCCGACCCACATAAAGGTATCTTGTGCGTTTACGAGAGAGTAGGGCGCATAGCATCCTTTTTGCAAAAATAGCCCGGTCCGCTGAAAAGGAAAGTCAGCTCCGCCAATGTTCTGGAAAGCCTCAAAGGTTTGGCCTCCTGAAATAAATAGCTGATTCTTATAGACTACTGGAGCAACAATGTCATCGGGGTCTGACTCGGCTGTACCGAAGTCGAGAGCGTTATAGCTCAAGCCGTTATTAATGGAGCTTACTATGAACTTCTTAGAGTCTGTGGTGATTAAGAAGTAGCCATCAATAAATACAACGAACTGAGGGGCTCCATTCGCTGTAAAGTCAGAATCCGTAATCTGAGCAAACGCATCTGTAACGTGATTATAGATATAACCGTTTCCGCCAGGCACGAGCACCATTAGCTGCGTTCCGTTATCGGCCATGGAGACGCGAGTAACACCAGCAACGTCGCCGATAAAGGTTAAATTGTAATCATCGCCAGACTTATCTAGTCGATATAAGCGTTCGCCATTCACGAAGTACGGCTTGCCAGCCATCTCATGAGAGCCACGGTTTGCGTTATCAAGTATTCCCGACGTAGCCAGCTCATTAATTCCTTCAGTGCCGAATAAAGTCTCTTGAGATAAACCAGTCCCTTGAACGATGTTCGGATACCAGTTTGTACACTCTTGGGCTGCGATAGGCAAAGAGTCACTAACATAAAAACCATTTGCTATAGGCAGTTGGGTAACTGGCATCTAAGATACTCCGAAGAGACAATCCGTTACGGTTATATTATTTGTGCTTGTGCCGTTGGAAACAAATACCTCAAGATAGTCAGAGTTAGAAACGGAGACGTTATAAAACACTCCCACATTTGCCGTATTGGATGCGGACACTAATCTGGAGATTTTAGCGGCAGAAATAACAGTGCCATTTTTTGCCAAATGAACAGTTAGATCCTGATTTGTCCCAACCACATCTATAGTTACAGAAGCCGTCAAACGAACTGTAGTAGTCGTTGAGCCTGTATAAGTAAGCTTGCCCGTCGTATCTACTGTAAAACTGGAAAAAGTTCCCGCTACAAATGTACCTGCTGCTTTTACAGGTACATTTTGAGTAGAGATTGTTGTGGCAGTTGAATTACCGTGCATAGACACTTGCGCGTTTATTTCATCAGCAATGGACGTTATCTCAATACCAGAATCATTCACTGCTTGGACGCTAATACCTGAGCCAGCAACAATGCTTGCAATTGTGGGAGACGCTGCGGTTGTGTTCAATAGGATAGGGAGCCCGTCAGTATTAGCCGTGAAGTTGTGGCTAATCTTGGCCCCGTTTTCTGGAGATACCGAGGTCACTATGCCTGGGCCGTTCTCAAGGTTGCGGATCTGATTGATAGTGCCATCAACGTCAAGGATAGCTGTGCCTGTAGCAGCACCTTCCTGTACGATCGTCCCGGTAACGCCAAGGTTAGCCACAAAGTTGTCATAGCTGATTTTGTAATTTGTCCCGTTGACAACGTAATCAAGATAGCCGCCAGCTTCAACCGTGCCTTTAGCTATAAACTCGCTTTTCCTGCGACCATCGGCTCTAATTGTCATTTCGTGTTAAGCTCCAGTCCAATTGCGCCAGTAGATTCGGCTAGTATTTCTGCTTCTTGTTCTGGGTAGAAATGACCAGAAATCCCGTAGCTGTCGTCTTCGTTTCCTGCGCCTATAGGCAGTGTTGACGGTAGTGAGGTTGGACCCATACGGCCACCAATAGTACGCATGGTATTCATGCCCTCACGGGCCGCTTTAACCAATCCCTCTGAAACCACTCCTCCATAATCTGGAGACACTTCAATAGCCATGTTGGCTATAATTCCGCGCAACGCACCGGTGGGCACGGTTATTACATCTGCAAGGCTATCGACCTCGGTATAGCCCAACGTGATGCCCTGAGCATCAAGCTGAGTCATGTAATTATTTAGAGCGAATATGTAATCTTGGTACTCATCAGGCTCGAGAGGAGACTCAGATGCCTGGACCAAAATTCGCTGTAGTGATGCCTTTGCGACCTGAGCGACAGTAGCCATTACTCGTATGTATTCCCGTATGTATTCCTGCTTCTATTCATGGGCTTAGATTTATTTTTGTTCTTTTTCTTTCGGGCCTTTTCAGCCGCAGCCATGCCTGTTTTGGTGTATGGGAATTTCTTTCCATCTATATCTGGCATAAATCACCTCATTCAAATGTAGGTTTCTTATTTGCTGTTTTTGCTGCTGCGCGAAATGCACCTGCTGTTGGTGCTCCTGGGGCGCCAGGCGATCTAGTTCTCTCCACTGTACGTCCCTCGGCCTTTTGACGCTTTTGGCGCTTTTTCTTTTTGTGAATATTCGCGTATAGACCGTCACTCATATTTAGCACTCTTCTTGCCCTTACACTTCCACCGCTTTCGTGACAGGCGTAGCGGGCTGTTGGGATTCTTTGCGGCCTTTGGATGATCTTTCATCTGGCCGGCTGACCGGGCGCAATATGCGTCGCCCTTCTTTGTTCCTGGCTTTACTCGTGAACCGCCACCCTTTGCTTTTCCAGCCTGGCCATAAGAAACCTTCTTGCCGGATGCGGTGACCTTTACTTTAGCCTTGCCTTTACTTGGTTTTGCCATAAAGAATCAGGGGGCCGGAGCCCCCATCCTCCGTAGTGTTACTTTCCGTAACCCTGGCCCGCAAACAGCGGGTTGAAGGTCGCGTACGCCGGCAAGAGATCGAAACGAATCTTTTGCGTGTTCGCGTCACCGTCTGCGTACTTAGATACACGGATGCTCATGCCATCGCTGGTAGTCGCAATTGTATCTGTAGAGTACAGCTTAGGTAGCTTAACAGTTCCGAGACCAAACGCTTGCTTGGTAAAGAACATATTAGGCTGGTACAGAGTTGAAGCAGCACCAAGGATAGTCACAACCGCGCCAGAAGCAGGAGCTGCGTCTACGTTGTTGTACTGACCGTTAGTCTCGTGGATAGCCGCACCTGAGACAACAATAGTCGCAGCGTTGCCAGAGATAGTCACATCCGCTACTACAGTACCTGTCCAAGGCACTTGTGCGCCAGCGCTATCAAGGATCGCTTCACGAGTAGCTACGTTGAGACGATTAACGCCCGCAATAGTTACCTGGTCGCCAGCTTTGATAGTACCAGTACCCAGACCGGCCAGAACAAGAGTCTGCTGCATAGTGTCCTTTGCCGCAACATAAGTGGCGTTAGGAGCACCGTTCAAAGTACCTGCACGATCAGTTGTTGAACCTGAAGTGTAGCTGCTTAGAGCGTTAGACGTTAAAGCCATCATGCCACCAAAGTTCTGGCTGATTTGCGCTTTTTCCCATGCTGTACGAACAAGGCCGTCAGACGCGTTCAGACCGTTCTGAGCTGAAGATAGCGCAGTAGTCGTGAACGGGTTCATCAGGTAGTACTTCTCGTCTGACATTGGAACGCCGACAGAATCCATCAGTGCACCAGCACCAGCTACGTCTGACCATGCGTCTACCGCAGTACCGCGATCACCGTAGTTCAAGGCTGCGTTCTCACGCATATAGCGACCGAGGTCCAGCTCCAGGTCAGTCACAATGCGACGGGCCATAGGCTCAAGGATCTGATCGAGTTGGTCTAGCTCAAGAGCTTCCTCAACATTGCCCCACTCAGTGGCCGCTGTGAAGTAGTCCTGGACCGTACCAGTTGCCTTACCTGCAATGATGTCCGACTTATCTGCACCAGAGATGTCACCACCAGAAGTACGGATAGAGTTATAGTCGTGCGGACGCTTAAAGTCGACGTTAGAACCGCTTGAAGGGTTGAACTTGCCGCTCAGGAGCTGCGTGTTTACTGTCTTTGTTACTACCCGTGATGCTTCAAAAGCATCAAGAAAGACGCGAGCGACTTTCCGGGTGACGTTACTATTTAAATTATTAGCCATCTTGGATCACCTTCCTATTCAAATGTAGCGCCTTGAGGGCCCTTAGGTTTGGGGGCACTTCCAGCGCTATGGGGCTGCTCCAGGGGATCCGGAGCGTTATTTACCTTGGGTTTAAGCGATGCAGCTTTCTGCTTAATTTCTGTTGCTATCCTTACTGCTGCTTGAGCTGGCGGCAAGTATCGCAACGAGTCAAGCTCTAACGGGTTTTTAGCAAGATACTTAGTGATCAAGGGGCCTTCGTTCTCTTCAAGAATTATATTCACAAGAGATTCGTCGATCCCAAACTGCGCTACCGCGTTACCTGCTTCCTGTAACTGCTCCGGCGTTATGCCGAATTTAGTTGCCCTGTCAGAGTAGGACTTAACCTTACTGGTCATTTCCTCCTGCTGCTTTTGCCATTCCTGCTGCTTTAGCGCTTGCTGTTGCTGCTGGACGGCTTGCTGCTGCATATCGTATTCCGCAGCGGCTCTCAGCGCCTGGTCTCGTCTTGCCAGGCTCTGTCTATACTCTTCATCTGAGAGTCTAAACGGATCTGGCAGGTCGGGGACCTTTGGCGCCTGACGTTCTCCAAGCTTGGCCTGTAACTCATCTAACTGCTTTTTCAGCGACTCGGCTTCGCGCTCCTTTTCTCGAAGCTTGAAAACCTTCTTGCCGACTGCATCGTTAAATACACGCTGCTGCTCTTCATCGAACTTGATTTCTTTCTCTGGGGTCTTCCCCGCCTCCGGTGCTGAATCGGTACTCTGTTCCTCAACAGAATCTTCAGTTTCTTCTACCTCCGTCTCCGTGGTTACGTCTTCCTCGGATTCGTACTCGTAGTTGTCTTCTGGTTGCAGCTCGCTCATATTGTGCCCTTTAAAGGTAAATAGCCCAGAGAAGGTCTGGTGGCCTGTTGGTGATTATATCATAAAGAGGTTAAAATCAACAAAATTAAGTTAATTGAACCGCTGGTGAT